AACATCACGCCGACCTATGATGACACAGACCTTGAGCCAACTCAAGAGGTCGTGCAGTTCCAAGATGAAAAAGTAGTGCTGCTGACCTACTACGGGCTAGTTCCGCGAGAGTACCTCAAGAAGGTAAACGAGGAAGTTGAAGTCCTGTTCCCAGAAGACTCTGTTGCCGAAGAATACCAAGACATGGTAGAGGCAATCGTAGTCATTGCGAACAATGGGTTGCTGCTCAAAGCAGAAGAAAACCCATACATGATGAAAGACCGCCCCGTCTTGGCCTATCAAGATGATACGGTTCCGAATCGTCTGCTGGGTCGTGGCACTGTGGAAAAAGCGTTCAATATGCAGAAAGCTATTGACGCACAGGTTCGCAGCCACTTGGATTCGTTGGCATTAACGACATCACCCATGATTGCGGTAGATGCCACCCGTCTGCCCCGTGGAGCAAAGTTTGAGGTCAAGCCTGGAAAGGCTTTCCTGACAAATGGCAATCCATCAGAGATTTTGATGCCGTTCAAGTTTGGCAATACGGATGGCAACAACCTAGCCACCGCCAAAGACTTTGAGCGTATGCTGCTGCAAAGCACTGGAACGCTGGATTCGCAAGGAATGGTGTCCAATGGTGCGCGTGATATGGGCCAAGGCGGTATGTCGATGGCTGTTGCGTCCATCATCAAGCGATACAAGCGCACTTTGGTGAACTTTCAAGAGGATTTCCTCATCCCGTTCATCAACAAGGCTGCTTTCCGCTTCATGCAGTTCGACCCAGAGCGTTATCCCTCTGTGGACATGAACTTTTTGCCGACTGCTACGCTGGGAATCATTGCCCGTGAGCATGAGCAGCAGCAGTTCATTGGCCTGCTACAGACTCTTGGCCCAAATACACCTGTTCTGCCTATCATTTTGAAGGGCATCATCCAGAATTCCAGCCTGAGTAACCGCTTTGAGATGATTGCTGCATTGGAGCAAATGAGCCAAGCTGACCCACAAGCACAGCAAATGGAGCAAATGAAGACGCAATTGGCTCTTCAGGCTGCTCAAGCCCAGATTGCGGTCAATACGACTCAAGCAGAGCAGAATCGTGCAGAGGCTAATAAGCTCAATACCGAAGCGCAGCTTATGCCGCAGGAATTGCAAGCAAAAGCACTAGCTGCTGCTACGAAAAACCTTCCTCAGCAGTCCGATGCCAATCAAGTTGAGTTCGATAAGCGGGTAAAAATCGCTGAATTGATGCTCAAAGAGGCTGACATCAAGAACAAGTCCAAGATTGTTGAGTTGCAGATGCAGGATAAAAACTCAAAAATGGAACAAGACTTCCTTAACCGCATTACCACGGAATTGCAGTAATGAGCATTCTTGAAGAAGTAAGCAAAATGTCTGCTGAAGAGCAGATGGCAATGGCTGTTGCGTTGCAAAATGCTGCATCTCAGAAGGTTAATCAGGCGCGGAGCGAGAGCATTGGCAAAAGCGTAGAAGCTGTCATCAAAGGCTTGAAAAAAATCAAAACAGACCTTGAGGAACGTTTTGATGAGCTAAACGGCACGATTCAGTCCAAAGCAAACTCACTTTCTAACGGCAAAGACGGGAAAGATGGGCGCAATGGCAAGGATGGCGCACCTGGGCGTGATGGAAAAGATGGCGCTACTGGCCCAATGGGTGCAAATGGCGCTAATGGTGCTGATGGTGCTGATGGCGTAAGCGTTGTAAGTGCCTTTATTGATTTTGATGGTAGCTTGACCATTGTTCTAAGCGATGGCACAGAAATTAATGCTGGCGAAGTCGTGCCAATGGATGTTGCGGAAAAGATTAAGGTCATCACCAATGGTGGCGGCACTTCTCAGTCAGTTCTTGACTCTATTGCAAGCCTGCAAGCTCAGATAACTGCACTCATTCCTAGCCAAACAGGGAATAGCGGTAAATATTTAACCACCAATGGTTCTGTGCTTTCATGGGCAACTGTTCCTGGAATATTGAACTACCAAGGCACTTGGAACGCATCTGCTAACACGCCGACATTGGCATCTAGCACTGGTACACAGGGTTACTACTACATTGTTGGAACTTCTGGCTCTACAAATCTGAATGGAATTACAGATTGGGTAGTTGGTGATTGGCTTCTATTCAATGGTTCTGTTTGGCAAAAGATTGATACAACGGATTTGGTTACATCAGTAGCTGGTCGTACTGGTGCTGTAACACTAAGCACTACAGACATCAGTGGTTTGGGTACGATGGCTACGCAAGCAGCATCATCTGTGGCTATCACAGGCGGCTCAATCACAGGCATTACAGATTTGGCTGTAGCAGATGGTGGAACAGGCTCATCTACTGCTTCAGGCGCAAGAACAAACTTAGGATTGGTGATTGGAACTGATGTCCTAGCTCCGAGTGGTTCTGCCGCATCTTTAACGAGCTTTCCTACTTTTAATCAGAATACAACTGGTACAGCATCAAATGTGACGGGTATAGTTGCATTAGCCAATGGTGGCTCTGGGCAGACTACCGCACAGTTGGCTATCAATGCCTTTGCTGGAGCAGTGACTAGTGGCTCTTATTTGCGGGGCAATGGCACAAATGTGGTGATGAACACCATCCAGGCTGCGGATGTGCCAACATTGAACCAAAGCACTACAGGCAGCGCTGGCTCTGTTGCAACAACAAACTTTTCTATTGTTGAGTCAGGCGGGAAATTGCTGTTTAAGTATGGTGCTACTACAATCGCGTCCATGACTTCTGCTGGAGTGATTACTGCGCTTTCCGACATCTCCGCGAACAACACACCTTAATAGGACGAATCATGGCAACTACCGTCACGCTTAAACCGAATGCAATTGACATTTCTGGGTCAACGTCAGGCACTACTACGTTGCAGGCTACTGCGGTAGCTGGAACTACAACCATCACTCTACCAGCAGCTACAGATACCCTGGTTGGTCGGGCGACTACCGACACGCTAACAAACAAGACTCTGACAAGTCCAGTTTTAACTACTCCAGCACTAGGCACTCCAGCCTCTGGTGTAGTCACTAACCTGACTGGTACTGCCTCTATCAACATCAACGGCACTGTAGGAGCTACTACACCAAGCACTGGCTCCTTTACATCCATCACCGACTCAGGCAACCTGACATTCACAGGCACAGGCAACCGCATTACTGGTGACTTCAGCAATGCAACTTTTGCAAACCGCGTGGCATTTCAGACAAGCACAACTAATGGAAATACGTTAGTTGCAGCGATTCCTAATGGAACATCTACAACATCAGGACTTTGGGCATTTAATAATTCAGATTTAACAAATGCTGGTCGAGCTAGGATTTCGGCTTCGTCAACAGAAATTTCTTTTACTTCCGATTACAACGGTACAGGCACATATCTGCCAATGACATTTAGCGCAGGCGGCAGTGAGAAAGTCAGAATTGTTGGTGGTACAGGTTCTGATGTTGGTTTCGTGGGGATTGGTACTTCGTCGCCAGCGTACAAACTAGATGTAGCACAAAATTCAGCAGCCAATAACTTTATTGGTCGATTTATTAATACCGATACGGGTGGAAGCTCAGGAGCAGCAATACTTGTCACCCAAGGCGCTGTGACGGGACTATTCCAAGCATTTGCAAACAGCACTGTAAATTTTGGTACTCAAACAAATCATGCTCTTACTTTCCAGACAAATAGTTCAGAACGGATGCGTATTGATAGCGTTGGGGCTGTGGGCATCGGCACTACCTCGCCAAGCGCATCGTCTCTTTTAGATGTGCAAAGCACCACCAAGGGCGTGCGGATGCCCAACATGACCACCACGCAAAAGAATGCTATTTCTAGCCCTGCTGCTGGTTTGATGGTGTTTGACACAACCCTTTCAAAACTTTGCGTTTACTCCGGTTCCGCTTGGCAAACCATCACTTCTGTTTAATAAGGACTCACCATGACCACTACAACTTGGGCAATCACACAAACTGACTATTTGGTAGCAGACGGATTTATCACCACCGCGCATTGGACAGCAACCGCCGTTGACGGTGATTACACCGCTGGCACTTACGGCACTTGCAGCTTTGCGGCTGCTACGCCATCCATTCCCTACGCCAGTGTGACCATGCAGGAAGTGCTGGACTGGTGCTGGGC